CAACAAATGTTATAATACAAGATTTGAAATCAAAACAGGAAATAAGAATACCGGCCAAAATTGCTCATAATATTGTAATATCAGATGATGCAAAATATGTTCTCATTTGTCAAGATAAATATGTGCCTACTTATAAACTAATTGGTAATGAATATAATTTAATTTCAGAGGAATGTTATTTAACTGATGAAAATTATGTGATTTGGAATACAAATGATATTAATCAAATAAATCAATTGAACAATCAATGTGATATAACTCACCTAATTTCTAAATGGCATAAAAAGAATCATACACTAGAATATATTTTAGTATCAGATAGAAAAGTATATAATCCCCAAACAATTGAATTACATATTGATGATAATATTAAATATATATATGTCAATGGTTTACAATTTGTGTGTGTATATGATGCATATCTTGTTCTGTATGATATAAGAAAAATACTTCCACTATTTATTATCAATGCAACACTAGATGATCTAACAAAAATTCTAACAATTAGAAACCCAAAGGAACAAACTAATTTGATAACTGTTGTTAATGCCAAGACAGATGCCAAAATAAAACAAGAATATTTGATTCAAAAATGGTTATCTGATTTATTTACATATGATTATGATTCTGTATTGGTTATCAATACATTGTCAATGGATATTACTCCCATTGTTGAGTGTAAAACATTATTAATAGAAATGATTATAATGATATTGCATGATCATACAAAGATTGAAGGATTCACTATGTTGTTAGGAAAGGAAATATTATCCAGACAAAACATTGAACAAATAGTTAATGTTTGGATCAAAGTGGTAAAAAAAATAGTAACAACAGAAACAGATTATAAAAATTTTTATGCAGAATATTGTCTAATTAAATTTGTATTATTGTATATGATTTCATATAGTACCAATAAAACTAACATTGTTGTTCATAACAAAAAAACAATGACTAAAACAAAAACAAATGTAGCAACAAAAACATTTGATATTAGCTTGTTAGTTCAAATATTCAAAAATTTAAGTTTTACTAGAAAATATTTTATGAATGCAGTGAGTATAATGTTTAATATGAATTTTATTGATTATGTTGCATCTAAATCATAATAATGTGTTAACTAAATTAAAATCATAACAATGTGTTAACTAAATTAAAATCATAACAATGTGTTAACCAAGGCGTTTTTCTGGTGTCAACCATTCCATTCCAAGTAAATCAAAAATATCATTTTCTGATTTAACTTTAAACATTTTGCCATTTTCATCAAACAGACCATACTCATTTAGTACATACCCCATATCCATAGCAACCCTTCTCATTTTTTTATTAAAATCTCTTGAACCAGTAAAATAAAGAATGGCAGAATAATATGATTCATAGGGTATAAATCTAATGTCAATTCTTCGGAGTTTTGATTTTGGTGTTAATCTGAACAATCCCATATATTTAGTGGGTACAGATTCACTAGTTAATGAATCAACAATAATTTTTTGTTCTTTTAGTGAATGTATTACCTGTTCTAAATAATTGTATTTTGATTTATTAGCACTATCTTTCTTTTTGAGTTTTGGGTGGACTATAATATAATCTACATCACCTGATTTACTGGCCAATCTTCTGTATGAACCACATATTATTCCAAATAGTTCAGGATCAATATTTTTTAATGTTTTTGTTAAAATAGTGCCAAGTTTATCTATTTCTTCTCTTGGAATATCTTCTTTTATTTTATCAACATATTTTAGTCCTTTGATAATATTATCAGGTAATTCAATATCCCCAGTTTTTACTTTTTTTTTAAGATCAGCAATAGTTTTAATATCATGATGGACAAATAAATCATAAGCCTTTTTTCTGCCAATCCCAAACACTTTCTCCAATTGATTAACTAAATTTAAATAGGTTTGATCAATCTTAGTAACTTTTATTTCTGCCAATTTACCAGATTCCAATATTTCATCAACTCTATCTAATGTACCTTTTCCAATACCTTTAATACCTTTTAGATCACCAGATGATTTTATAGTTTTGGGAAACTTTTGAATAGTTTTAAGGGCATCATTGATTGATTTGAGTCTATATGTATGTACCACTTGTGTTTTTCCAGAAGAATGATCAATATCAAGTTGTACCTGTTTGATTAATAAATTAAATTGATCAATGATTGTTTTATTGAGCATTATAAACTGAGTCACTAATTTTTTAAATACCACATTAAAACATAAAAATATAATTTTACCAATTCAAGATCACAACTTGAAAAAACATAATATGGTGGTATATGATACATATTCTGTCCTGTACAACAATTGTATTTGAGATCATCAACTAAAATGATATTTTGGGGATCAATTGATTTATCAATAGTGGTGACATCTTTGCATACACCATTGCTTGCTTTATTTTCCCTAGCATTTATAGTCCTAAAATATCTGCCAATGCCCAAATCATAACAAATTTCATTTGCATAATGACCAGAAGCTCTGGTCATGAGGTGCAATGTTGCAAATTGTGAAAGTGTCCATATGACAGGTACAAGAAATGGTCTCTTCCATACAAAATAATCATGATATACAGTGTCTGGTTTCCTAATGTGTTTTGAATTTATTTGGTCAATATGAGATTTTTTCTCTGTGTGAACTAGTGTATGATCTAAATCAAACACAATATGTAAATGTTTTTTTTCTTGGGGCAACAATGATCTATATGATGTATATGCACCAACTGTAACAAATGGGGATGCAATGATGAATGTTATTTTTTTGAACATTGCAGTTGGTGCTTGATATAGTTACAGTTGATATATGATATATTGTAGTTTATCAATTTTTTGTGTGATGATTGTATATGTCGACAGAAAGATCTATTTATTTATGTGACACATGTATTGATAATAGATTATCAAACATTAAGCATATACATGTGGTACAACCATTATTGTATGAGTTGGCAGAACTAAAAGAAATAATAGCAAAAATTAATCAATATTTACAATATTTTAAAACAAACTATGGCATTAGAATAACAGAAGAGACACAAAAGGTGCATAATGATTTTGAGTCATATTTGAGCACAATAAATATTCACAATACATATACACTTGCAATAAAATATATGCAACTGTCACAACTGTCATTGAATAAATATTACCACACACCAGTGTTAGAAAGAAAATCACATGATGAATTGCTGGAATCTGCAGGATATACTACATTTAATATAGACACCATAGAAGAAGAATATGCTCAAAAAAAAGCACAACAAGTAGATGCTGAAAAGTTAAGATCAACTGTTGACATTGTGGAGGCAACCCCAATAGATGATACAATGAATACAGGACTGTCTGATGACATTCGTACTGCACATTTTAATAATGACACATTTACACATTACATTTGTTATCTGGCCAGTTTGTATATGTACATTGTCAAATGTGGCTCATTGTTAACAGTTGACGAAATAAATTCTGAAATTGGTAATTCAGCATTAGGATTGTGGCTAAAGAGAATCAATATAATGTCATCAACCCATAGTGTAGACATGAAATTTTTTATTAAAATGAATACAGGTGAGAGTTTTAAAGAATTTAAGGACAGAATGTACCAAGAAATTGTAAGGCTGCTAGATATTTACATTGAATCTGATAATTATTATCAAGAATCATACAATGGCAAAACTACAGAGACATTGAAAAAAGAATTTGAAAATAGTGTATTAAAAATGATCACATATAAGCCATGTAAAAAATCATCCAGTGAATCGATCCATGTTGATACAAGTGTAAGACAAAGTCTTGAAGGAGGATACAGTGCAAATATTAAAAGATTGGAGGCAAAATACAAAAAATATAAGTCTAAATATTTAAAATTAAAAAAAATCAATTAGCAGATAATGGTATAATGGATTCTGTAATGATACATAAATAGCAAAAAAATTGATAAATCCAATCCTAGACAGTCACCATCATGGTTTAATATGGTAATATACATACCATATGACAGATGTACTATCTGATACTAGTTCAACAGCCCTAACAATTTATGAGAATGAATCAAAAGAACCTGAGCTATCTGTTGAGGAACAACGGAAGAAATTTTTGACAAGAGGACTAACAGGATTAATCAATTTAGGCAATACATGTTATATGAATGCTGCTATGCAATGTTTATTGGCAAGTGGGTTGCTTGTTGCATATTTTAGAAATGGAACATACAAGAATGATTTAAAATATGGAATTATTAGGGATTTATATGATGCTCAAAAAAAGAGTATGGAGGGGAAGGATGGTGAAAAGGTGTCAATATGTAAAAAGAAAATCAAAAGGATGTTCAAAAAAAGTATTACCTACAAATTTAGAAATGTTGTAGTGATTGCATGGGGGAAAAATTGTAAGATCAAGATGAAAAGTTTTAAGGCTGCAATTGGAGCATTCAATTCAATATTTGCAGGATTTTCACAGAATGATAGTCAAGAATTTGTTGGATTTGTGTTGGATAGAATTCATGAGGAAACAAAAACTGATATTGTCATTGAATTCAAAGATATCTCACCTAATGTTCTAGATTTTATTGATGTCAAAGAACAATACAATCGTTTGGTAGATGATGATGCTATGTCACTTGAGGATAAGATAAAACACAAAGAAAGTTTTACAAAATATAGAAATGAACATTTGGCAGAAGATGCAATTTACAAATCTTTGCAATTTTGGCAAAAGTTTCTCAAAAAGAATCATTCTGCTATTATTGACATATTTACAGGATTACATCTCAATACTGTTAAATGTGAAGAATGTGAAACAGTTGCCTTTTCTTTCCAACCAGAAAATAGTTTGACTCTGGGTATTGGTTCTGGTTATACAGATGTTTCTATCTATGATTGTCTGAGCAAACATTTTACTCAACATGAAACATTGACAGGTGATAATGCATATCATTGTTCACAGTGTGACAAAAAAACAACAGCTTTAAAGAAAGTTTTTAATTGGCATGCACCACCAATCCTAATTATTCAACTTAAAAGATTTTTCAATATGGGGGCAATGCTTGCACGCAACAATCGAATTGTTGAATTTCCACTTAATGATCTTGATATGGGTCAATACTCATCAGAATACAACAAAAGTTATCAAATGTATGATCTCTATGGTGTTGTTCATCAGATGGGATCTTTACATGGTGGTCATTACATTGCATACACCAAGAATCCAATCAATGGAATGTGGTATAGATATGATGATGATGATATTGTTCATATTGATGAATCCAGAATTAAAGACATTGTACAAACTAAAGAGGCTTATCTACTATTTTACAAGAAAAGAGAAGATAGTAAAATAACTACTTTTGCTGATGATACAGAGGATGTTATTGATCTGACTTAATTTCTATTTTATTTTCCACTTCATTCTTTTCAACAACAAGAATGAATAATTTTCTAATTTCATAGAGAAAAACTTTAAATTGCGGAACATCTTGATTATTTAATGAATCAAAAAAGTGGCGAATATCATAATTTTTGGGTAACTTAAATACAATACATCTGGGTGAAAAATCAGTTGAAAACCATGATTTTGCCAATTCTTCTATTGGTATATCGCCTAGTGTTAATTTTAGTAAATCACTTTCTTTGTATGACTTGCCTCCCCAAGGTGGATCAACATAAATAACATCTACATGTTGAATTTTTGGAATAATGTCAATACTGTTACCATTAATAATATGCACATTTTTACAATTATAGACATCAATGTTATTTTTAATATATTCATATTTAGTGGTGTCAATCTCAATACAAACAACTGAATTGAAACATTTGCTAAATGCAAGTGTATCACAGCCAGCACCCCCAGTTGCATCAACAATCATAGATTCACTTGCATTTTTGTATGGTGTAATGTGTTTGCTAATAATTGCACAAATTTTTTTAGCATCAAGTGGACTTGTCACATGAGTTATAAAATCATAATCTATCTTAAGTTTTGAAAATTGTGATTTATCAGTAGTGTATGGAAATATTTTCTCCAATACTATTCTCTTATCGAGAGTGAACATTGATTTAAAGTCTGGTTTTTTGTTTATATCTATTTTTTCCAAATAAATATTATGATGACATCTGAATCAATTGGATTTGATCCATGCGTGATATGTATTACAGAGTTGCGGCAAAAATTGTTCAAATTAAAATCTATCAGTGGTATGATCCCATATAACAATGGTGCTAGATTTGCCAAGAATCATATTCATGATTTTTATTCTGGTTCTCATTCCATATTGGAACATGATCATCTTGGAGACACCTACAATATCGAACATATTGTTCCAGTTACAGTATTTAGATCCAGGAGAAACATCCAAATGCACAAAATTGTCCAATATTCGGATGAGCCAATACATGATCCACATAACTTTTTTGCAACAAAAAAAATAATCAATGATGTTAGGAAATCTCATATGTATGGTGATGTTTTACCATCTAGTACTAATACCAAAATGTGTATAAATAATACAGTTAGTGTTGTCAAAGATAGAGCTGTTGCAGATGATTTAATTCAAAAAGATACTAATCAACATTTTGCAGAAGTACATGTGTTAGATAACTTTTCTGCATTTCCATTTGATGATAAAAATTCTATTATTTGTATTGATGAAAGCAAAACTGTGGAAACTAAAACTGTATGTGATATAGCCAATTGTATTTTTTCACCACCTGCAATAAATAAGGGTGCCATTGCACGATGCATATTTTATATGTTCTTAATGTATGCATTTAATCCGAACCAAAGACCTGACACACCCACAGTCAATCATAACTGGTTAACAAACAATGGTAAAACACTTCCAAAATGGAATGATTTTTTCTACACAAATTTGCCTACTTACTATAAATGGGCAATAACACATGAGATTAGTCCGGATGAAGAAAATAGGAATAATGAATTAATAAATTTTTGTGGTTATCCTAATATTTTTGTTGGTTATGTAGATATTAGTGGCACATATGTTAGATCTACAAATGAAATATTAAATGAATTACTTTTTTCAAGCACATATCCACATGATCATGAAAAGTATACACGTATAGAATTCATCAATCAATCAAAACGAACCCATCCAAGATATAAAGTGCCTGATCCATTAACAATTCCTGATTTATCAGCAAACTATATTTCACCCAGATTTCCAATCTTATTGTCAATACCAGCTGATACAGCAACACTGACTGCTACTGCTACATCGACAGAACATGATGACATTGACTGGACAACAAAACGGGCTGAAGCACGAGCCACTCTTGCACTCAAAAGAAGTTCATTAGCAAGAAGTGTAACACCACCTGTTCCCAGTATTGTCAAAACTCCTTTACCACAATCTATATTAGTACCTGGAATTGAAGTTGTGAAAAAAGACAGTATAACATCAGGTCCAACAATTGTAAAAATGCCGTTACAACGACCTGTTGCAGCAGCATCAAGGGGTCCCGTTGTTGTTTTGAGAGATGGTACAGTATTGGGGTCACAAAAAGGAACCAATACAAATGTTAAAAAAAGAAGTGCAGAAGTATTCGTACCAGATGGATCAAGTAGACCAGGGACACGGATAAAAACAGGAGGTAACTATCGGGAAAAATGTAAAAAATACAATGATAAAATAAATAAACTGTTTCACATTATTGAACATACATCATCACCCTTTTCGGCATCTTGAACAGTCCGTAAAGTTCTCAATCTTTCTACATTGGCATCATACACATTTGTGGCTGTCATTTGTTGTTGTACAGCCAAATGCTGCATATTTGAATGTTGTGATTTTATAACATCTATATCTTTTTCAAGATCTGTGACTTTTGTTACCAATTCTGCAAGCATTATAGCTATTTTTGCAATATCATGATCAGTTGTGGCACCTGTTGTAACATCTGGAACTTTAATTGTTGGTTCAATCTCTGGAGCTTTTTCAGCTGCATCATCCTCGGCACCACCTATTTGTGTTCTATTGATTTTATATCTAAAGATTTCCTTAGAATCAATATCTTTGATGGCAAATTCAGAAGAAACTATTTTTGAAGCCTTTACTTCTTTGTAACATTGTTTAGCACCTTTTTTGAGAGTAGCAGCCTCTACTATTTTATCACCTAAGAATGGTTTTATTATTTGAAATCTTTTGTGCATAGATTATGTTGTATAATTTACAATTTGATATTATTTTTGTAAGGATATTCATTTTATATTTTTGCTACTAATATCATATGGGTACTGAACAAAAAAGCATATTAATTATTTATGATGATAATACACATGACATAGAAAAACATACAAACAATCTATTATCTTTTTTGGATGCAGATGTTGCTGAATACACAAATATAATTAATGATCAGTATTCTCATGTAATTTGGCAAAATGTATTAAACAACATGGCATCCAAATCAATAAATCAAAAATACACATTTGTGGTTCATTCCAATTGCGTGATGTGGTCGCGCACACAAAAGAACATTATGAAAAAAAATATGGATTTGATTGATAATTTTGTTTTCATTAATGAGCCAATAAAAAAATCTTTTTGTGGAATGTTTTCTATAAAAAGTAATAAGTCTATATTAAAAAATGAGCAATTTACATGTCAATTACAAAAAAATATATTATACAATGAAAACAGTGACATGAGTCTCACCAAATTAGATAAAATGTTCAATTCAAAAGAATTAATTTTTTATAGTGATGAAATAAAAGAAAACATGCTGAATGATATCTATCAAAATCTTGATAATTTTGTCAGCTTAATATCAAAATACAAAAATATATTACTGATATGTGGTGATTATCCGGGATATGGTGGTGCAGCTACAAATTGTAATAACTTGCAAAATTTTTTAAATGACAAAAAATTTAATACATATGCTGTGTATTATAATTATGCATCTGAAAAACAGATATATTATAATTCCACTGAAAATTATAAATGTGTTTTAGAAAAGAGATTATGCAGTGAATTAAAACATTTGAATTTTAGTCCAGACCTTATTATATTAAAAAGTGTTGTTAATGCAGATCTGACAAGTATATTTAATTGTCCAATATATTACTTAATTGGAGGAATATACAAAAATGAATTAGATAAATATCATTACACTTTGAAAACAAAAGAAGAAAATAATAAATATATTAACATGAATGTTTTAAATCAAATTAAAAGAGTAACTATGAGTTTTTGTAATAGTTCACATACCAGAAATATACTAAAAAAATATTATGGCATAAATACTTATTTATGTTTTACTTCATTTGTATCATTTTATAAAAAACCTGTGTTCCAAGATCCTGATTTTGAAAATAGAAAATATAATTATGGTTTAATTGTATCAAATTTTGACAGAAAAATTAAAAATGTCATTGAATCAATTACTTTTTTAAAAGATAAAACAAATGTAATATTAATTGGTAAACATTCTAACAAATATGCAGAACAGTATGGATTTGAATCTGTAAATTTGGTTGATAATGAAAAAATGGAATCATATTACAGACAAATAAAATATGTTGTACAAAATAGTTATTATGAATCATGTAGCAATGTGAAAGTAGAAAGCTATTACAATGGATGCAAAACAGTGCCAATTATTGTAATAAGCAGTACTCAATATGCTGGATATGGGGGTGCAGCTACCAATGCATATGAACTAATTAAATTTTTTAGAAAACATAATTACAAAGTATGTGGTGTTTTTTTTAATGATAATTTAGATGTTGACTATGATCCTGAAAATATTGGTGGAGTCTATCTGTATAAGTGCAAATATAACAAAAACACAGTGTTGAATGACGTGATGAATTATTTAAATGCACATCCAACAATTTGTTTAGCAAAAAACTATATGGCTCCTCAATATTGCAAACAAATATTTAATTGTTATACAGTCTATTTGGTATCAGGTATTAATCATTTCAGATTATTCTATCCACTAAAGTCAGCAACTGAAATATTAGATGAGAATTTTATAATAAATAACAAATTTGAAGCAGAGATAACAACAAATAAGTTAGTGGATAAAATTATTTTAAATAGTGAATTAACAAAACAAATTTTTGTCAAGATATATCCACAATTTCAACACAAAATTGCCAATCGCATAGTAGACACTACATTTGCAATGCAAAAACACCCATTGACAATAAAGTCATTTGATATTATTGTGGCATGCAGCATATTAACTAGAAAAGATAAAAACAATTTATTTTTAATAAATGTATTAAATGATGAACGATTGAATAAATACACAAAAATTATCATTGGGTCTGATAATAAATTATTTACATCAATCCCAAATTCAACAGTACTAGATATACAGTCACATTATAATTCTATAGATTTTCTTAATAGAAGCAAAATATTATTATTTCCATCATTATTTGATTCCAATTCAAATACTGTTAGGGAAGCAGCATTACATAATTGTATGCCTATCATTACACGCAATATAGGGTTCAATGAATTATTTCCAAGTTATTTAGTATGTGATACATTTACTGAAGAAGAATGGGTAAACAAGATTATACATGTCATTGAAAACTATGATGAAATTGTTAGTAACAATAACATATTTGCTAACAATAATTCTATTGATATGAATGTAATGTTATCACAATAAACAATTACAATATTTAGTAAAAAAAAGATATAAAACAATATTAATAACAAATGTGTGGTATTTTATTTTCTTCAAAGCAGATAGATGATTTGTGTTCCATATTAAAATTCTTAAAAAAAAGGGGACCTGATCACACAGAATATAAAATAATTAATGATTATCATTTTGTGCATGTTTTATTGTCAATGACTGGAATAAATTATACAGTGCAACCATTTGTATATGATGAAAATATAATCATTATGTTCAATGGTGAAATTTATAATTACAAACAATTTGGGGATTTTAATTCTGATGGTGAATGCATTATTGAATGCTACAAACAATATGGAGATGACTTTGTAAAACATTTAGATGGTGAATTTGCATTATTATTAGTGGATTTTTCAAAAG